GTGAGACTCAATAGTTGATATTGTAGTTTTTCCCATAGCATACTCCTTAACTGTTAACTTTCCTGGAAGATTTGCAATAGCTTTTTCTATCTGAGGTCTATGCAAATGAATCTGTTGGAAATCAATACCAGTGAATATAGAATCATATCTTTTGCCTACGTATTCTTGAGAAAGTTCTAATGTGTAATGGTTTACATTGTAACCAAGTTTAACTGCCTCTGCTCCAAGATTAATAAGGATCCATGATTTTCCTGCTCCTGGACTACCGAATACAATTCCGAAGTCTCCACTACCGAGTCCACCCATAAGAAGCTCGTTAACCTTAGGCCAAGGAGTTCCCATTGGTCTACGATCTTCATTTCTATATCTGCTTTCAATATCTTTCTCATACTCCATTCCTATAAGCTTGTCTTGTCCAGCTTTTAAGGCTTTATCAATTATCGTTCTAATATCGTCATATTGACCTCTTCCTAGCAAGTCTACTGATGATAATAGTGCCTTCTTTAGCTGTTGATTTTTACAAAAGTTACTAAACTCCTCCTCTACGTATGTCCTATCATCATTAGAACTCTTCAGAGCTTCTCTGAGCTGTTCCGCTAAGCTAACCTTTAGTACTTCATTGTCCATCTTTTTAACCTCGATAGATAAGTACTCAGGCGTTGGATTAGTATGATACTTATGAAAGTAAGATATGGTATTCTTAATGATCCACTGGTGACTTGGATTGTCAAACTCTTCTGGTTCTAATACGTCTATAATGTTTTGCAAGAATTCCTTGTGCTTCAGTAAGCTAGAAATAACCTTGATTTGAAAACCATTCCCGTAACTGTTAAGTGTATTGAGCACTGCCATAACTTATTATTTATATTTTGATAGATTGTGAAAATTTGTAAAGATCCAGTTTTGTAAGTTGTTTATCGCTCCGCCTAAACCGTCTTCTTCGTACATTCTCATGAACTCTTTAGATTCTAATACTTTACGAGGATTTTCAATCATTGCGTGAATATCTACTAAGGAATCATCAGGTATGTTTGGATTTCTTAGATCCATCAACTTTTCGTTTATCCTTAACTGATACTCATAATTCTTTATGCTTGTAAAGTGTTTTCCTTCTGTTTTTTTTGCCTTGTCTATAATCTCGTCTAAAGTAATTACTTCATCGTCTCTTAATTCAGGATACATTTTAGCCAATGTTTTTTGACCAATACCTTTAACTCCTGGAACATTATCGCCATTATCGCCAAGTAATACCTTTTGCATCAAGAAATTGTTGGCAGATGAATCATACTCTTTTATTATCGTCTTTTCATCATAAAACTTTTTCTTTGTAGGCGAATATACGGAAATTCTTTGAGACACTAACTGTAAATAGTCTCGGTCGCTGGAAACTATCGTAACATTTCCTTCTAGTTTAGTAGCAATGTATCCTATCACGTCATCTGCTTCTATTTTGTCTACTGATAAAAGATCTACTGGTAAACACTTTAAGTAATCAACCAATCTTGTCAATTGACTGGTAATGGCTTCTGATTCTTCTTGTTGGTTATCGAAAAGATCCCAATTGGTTACTCTTCTAATTCCTCTATTTGCTTTGTATTCTGGATAAAGATATCTTTTGTTTGTAGATCCGCCTTTGCCATCAAAGACTAAGATAACCCTGGTGGGTCTAACTAGATTAATCGTATATGATAACGATCTTAAAAACCCAGTTAGACCTCCAATATGGTTACCCGAAGGATTAAGATGTTTGATAACAGTAAAAGATCTTAAAAAGCTATTCAATGAATCCACTATTAGGACTCTATCATTCACTGCTAGTTCTTTCTCTTGCACAACTTCCTTTATTGACTCTTTATTGCCTAAAGAATCAAATAGCTTTTTCTGTTCTGGTGTCATATTAATCTTCTTTGTCGAAAATGTCTGCGTTAGATGTAGAGTCTTCTACTTCTACTACGTCAAATGTTGTACTGCCTAAAATCTTACTCCATTCGCTGCTGTGAGCTTTCTTGTACTTTTCTAATTCATTTGGAGTATCTTTAATGAATCCATGAACAGTCATAATAACTTTGCTTACCGCTGTAACTCCTGTGATGTGATTCTTATCGCAACTAACTTTAGTTCGTTTTGCAAATTCTACTTCTTTACCATTCTTTGTAGCTTTGATCTTATTTGTTCCAGCGCTTACGATATTACCGAATGTGATAACCATAGAAGAATCAAAGTACATTGTGTTTCCACCTTTGTTATTCATTTTTGGTTGACTCATAATGGTCTCAGGTTTCGCTACCCAAATCTTATTAATCGCTACTAAAGTATTGGTATAAGGTTGGCTTTCTTTTCTTGAAAGGATGATTCTCTGATTGATAAAATTACCAAACTGTTGAGACATTGCTCCTGCATTCCACTCATTATTATTGCTTGACTTTTCAATACTCATTTTACAAGGAATAGATCCTACTGAGTCCCAAAAGAAACAAAGATCGAATGGAAGGTTACCTTTTTTCTGTTCGTCTAAGATATCTGCAATAAATGCTGCTACATCTTCGATACAGTTTAGCTTTTCTCTATCAATAAAGATAAAGTTGCCTTTGTAATCGCTAACTACTCCGTCTGAATCTGATACTTCTTCGTAATGAAGTCCCATTTGCCTTGCGTGTTCCCAACTCCACTTCATCTCTGTGATAATAAAGACTGGGAGTATTCCCATCTTCTGGCAGGAAACTGCCGCCTCAAGTAAGGCGGTAGTTTTTCCTGTGTCAGAATGTCCTCTAAGTAGAGTAATGTGTCCAATAGGAATACCAGGCACTTGTAAACCATCACTAAAAGCTTCAGAAAGCGGAATCCATTTAGGATCTTTGAATTTTACAGAAGTCGAAGACAGATTCTTTGATTTCTTAAAGTTGTCTAGATTAAAGTTTGAGTTAATCGCACTAGACAGCTTTGCGTTTAAACTTTCGCTCGCTTTTGCCATGTTTTTGGTTTATTAGAATGAGAACAAATCGTCGATCTTAGAATCTAGATCAGACTTTTTAGTGCTTAAAGTAAAGCTTTTTGAAGCTTCTTCAGCTGGTTTTTCCCAAGGCAGATCACTTTCTGGAGCTTTGCTTTGTACAGAGTCAGCTTGTTCTTTAATCTCCTCTTCTGGATTTAGATAAGTTAAGAGTGCTGTCTTCATTTCATCGTATGAGAACTTCTTAAAAAGCTCCATAGGATTAGGTTGAGTGTTTAGCCACAATTTAACTTGCTCTGCATTATCAGAAAGAGTTGTGATTTTGGTTCTGATACGTACTGTTGATGTGTTGTACATAAGACCAGTAGTTTCTTTGCCTTGAGTTTCGACTGTGAGATCACGGCCTTCGATAGGATCGGTAAAATCTCCTACGTCTTCGTCTTCTGCTATTGCAAGAAGATCCATGTAAACTTGCTTACCAAATTCCCAAAGTCTAACGCCTTTGTCTTCTTCTCCTCGAACGATTACAGGTACAAATACCCTCATCTTTGGTTCAAGCTTCTTAGCTAATTGCCAATTGTCTTTCTCAGAAGATTGCCTAAGCTTCTTTGTAAACTCTAGGATTGGATCTGCTTCCGACCAATTAGATAAAGCTGGCATCATACGATTTGAGATCTCGTAGTACACATGCATCTCTTTGAATGGATTCGATCTGTCGTAAACAGAAGGAACGATTCTTACAGAGTGTTTGCCGATACCTGGCCTCCAAATGGTTTGGGATTTTTCTTTGCTCTGGCCTTTTGGGTTTTGAAGAGTGGCCAGCCTCTTCTTTAAGAGACTTATATCCATATTATAACTGTTTATCTATCAAATATAACTAACTTTTGCGAAATAGAAAAATTTATTTTTTATGTGAGATAAAAAAACCCTCTAGATTGAGGGTTTTTCACTTATTTTTTTAATTCGTCTTGTTTACTTAACAACTTATCCATTTTAGACTCTAATTTTTCAAGTTGTTTTTCTAAGTATCTTACTTCTTTATCATCTCCATCTTCTTCTGCATCTTCAATTTCCATTCTTTTATCATCTATATCTAATGCAAGATCATCGATTTCATCTTCTAAATCTTTTAGGCTTTTTGGCTTTTCTTTGGCTTCTTCCAATAATCCAGCTATTTTTTGAAGCTTTTGTACTTCGTTTAATTGTGATTTCATTGTTTTTTTTATGATAATAAATATTACAAGTTTACTATTTTGTGAATCGCGGTGTTGAGCTTCCTCAAGCTTCCGTCGGGCTGTGTAAGTAGCACCGAATTTTTATAGTCTTGCCACTCGATTTGATAAGAGTTATCTAATACACCACCATTTTTAGAT